CGACTTCATGGAAACCAAGACACTCGGGGATTTAGAGCAAGTCATCCTAGCGGCTACCGATGCCGATATCAGGGACACACTCAAGACACTGAGGGCTGTGGTCTTCAACCCGACCAACAACCTAACCTATAAGGATATCAACGGGACCCAGCTCACACTTCCACTAAGAGCATTCCTGAATGCAGACGGTGCGTACATCCCCCCGGATCAATTTGGAAATACCTTTGATCCTGCAACACATACGCACTATCTCGCAACGGCATCTTTTGTTGATACTAATCTCAAAGCACTCATCAACACCGTTGTAGAGCACTACAATTTTGGTGAGATTGAGGTAAATATCAACCCTGCACAGGAAGATACGGTTAGGGGATTTACCACAGGTACCACCAAGTTCTACCCATTCTATCCTGTGGACATCACACCCGGTGTAAACCAAGACAGGGCGCTTGGTCAAACTACAGACCAAATGAACCTCTACAACCGCAAGATAGGCAAGTTCGGACCTGCAACCATCATCATTGAGCCGTGGGTGCCGCCAAACTATGTGTTTGCGTTCAATCCAATGGCTCCAAAACCACTCAGGCTACGAACCACACCATCAGATCCTGCAGGTGGCAACTTGCGCATAGCTGCAGAGTTGGAAATATTCCCTCTCAGAGCAAACTTCATGCAACGTAAGTACGGCATAGGCGTTATGGAACGTTCTAACGGTGCTGTGCTCTACACAGGTGGAGGATCTTATACTGCTCCTTCTGCATGGTCTCTCTAGCTTTTAAATAAGCTAGTCATAAAATTTCACTGTTTTTTAAAGAAAGGAAGAGTAACCCAAATGCCTGATAAGACAAAAGATACACCAACACAGGACCCACAACAGCCTGCACAAGATCCAACGACACAACCCGCTCAGGAACCTGCGCCCGAGAATCAGCCTGCACCATCACAGTCACCACCGTCTATTGACGGCACACAGCCCGTACCGCAGCCTCAGCAGCCTCTAGATCAGACGGTACCGGGTGGCATTTACGTAGTCGATGGTCGAGCAGTCGATGCCAACAATCAACCCGTGAAGGGCTACACGGTCGTTGACGGGAAAGCCGTTAAGGAGTAGAGCTTGGACAGAGCAACTGCTTTAGCTTATCTCACTGAAGAGTTCGCTGAACTAGCTGTAAATGCTAAGTTTGACGCAAACGCAACAGCAAATGCCTACAACACGGCAATTGATAACAGTTTGCGCAAACTAGGCTTTGTCGAGACGGATTTGCTAACAGCGGTTGTTCAACAGACGGACATACAGAAGTTTATCAAGCTCCTGGAATACTTCTCTCTCAAACGTTTCTCTCGCCTTCTTTCTCTCAGGTTTGATGCAAAAGTTGGGAACGGCGCTGTAGAGGCAACACGTTCCCAGGCTTTCAAGCAGGTTGAGCGGCTGGTACAGGAGTCGGTAAACGAACTTGCTGTACTAGGTGTGATTGTTGGGGGAAGCAACTTTTTCGAGATGGGGAGAATTGAGCTTGACCTTAATGAGCCGAAAACACTAGCGGAGTTTTAAATGCCAATTAGCGAAAAACAAAAACAGGACATCGAAAATCGATTTAGCTACCACGCGCCTAAGCACGGGCAGCAGGAACGCTATACCAAAATCACTGAAGCGTACAAGCAGTTTGCCCTGACCATAGCCGAACTCACACCAGAGTCTCGCGAGCAGTCCATAGCTCTTACTCACTTGTGGGAATCGCGTATGGCAGCTAACGGGTCAATTGCGGTGAATGAGTAGCCTATGCCAATTCTTGACGATTCCGACCTGCAAGATCTAGCCGATCTCTACGAAGAAGAGGCAATGAAGGATGATTGTGTCATCCGCAGGCCTGTGAAGGTGCCGAGTGGCTATGGTACCACAGAGACACTTGAGCCAGTGGCAACCGTCAAGGGCATGCGAAAGAAGCCAGGGACGCGCTTGATAGCACTCTATGCAGAGCGGATAGGGGACTTGACAGCTTGGGAGGTTGCGCTTCCTAAAGGACAAGAAGTGGATGAGGGCTATGTCATCACGATGGGTGGTGATGATATGGAAGTGCGAGTGCTCTTAAAGCAGACGTGGGAAGTTAGCACCGACGTTATAGCAACGGAAATAAAAGGATGAGCAACAGTTTCAACAATTGGGCAAATATTGCTAATGCACTCATACCTGCATGTACAGAGGCGGTTGACAGCACTGCTAAGTCTGGCAAGGCTCATATCCAAGATCAAATCAAGGCTAACGGGCAAGTCAGAACAGGTTTCATGCTTGAAAGTGTGTACGCCAGTACTCCTCTAGGCAGTGACTACTCAGGAGGTGATAAAGCACTTCCAGAAGAGAAACCGTCTAGCAATATGGAAGCGGTGATAGGAGTAGCAGCGGATTATGGGGTGTTCAATGAGTTTGGCACGGTCAGGATGCCACCCAAACCTTTCTTTTTGCCGGGACTAGAGCAGACCCGTTCTGATTTCGAGTCCGCCCTTGAAATTGTTGCTAAGCGTCTTGAAGACGCTGGTAAGTGAATACGATGCTGCTAAAAGTCTATTCGAAGCTGCTTTGGAACGGATTGAGGGTCCCCTAAAGAGAGCAATTCACGAATCTCGGAGATGCACTGATGGATATCTTGGTTGATACGATACTCAGAAAAGCGAATAGTGCGCCATCCTTTAGCGAGCAATGCTGCATCACGCAATGCATCACGCTCAGCCCTTACCCTATGCCAATACTCTCCATCAACCTCAATAGCCAAACGGTGAGAGGGAATGGCAAAATCAATGCAAAATCTCCCGATTCGATACTGCGCATCAAAGGGTATATTCTCAGCCTCCAAGGATTGGCGCATGATGCGTTCAATGCCTGTTTCATGGTCTTTGCTTGCCTGAATAAAGTGTGGGTTTCTTTCGGGATGCTCATCGTAGAACTTTTTCATGCGCTCACTGTGCTCAGGTCTCTTTGTTCCCTTCTGGCTTTCAGAAAGCTTTTTAGAGCGACGGGCGATACTCGGATCATTTTCCTTCGTAAGTCCTTTGCCCCATCCATGCCCCATTTTCAGGCCTGCCAATTGCGAGGGAGTACTAGGCCACCCTCGCGCATCGGCAAAATTTCGTTCCAATCGCTTCAATTGTTCTGGTGTAAGTGGGCTTCTTCTTGCCCAGTGGTTGCTACCGCGATACGTATCCGTGGTTTGATGCACGGTTTGTACAGAGGTGCTTATCCTCTGCAAGCGTTCGTCAGTCTCTTTGGTCAGGCCTTTGGCCCAAGGGTTCCTTGCCTGACCAATGTTTGCGCAGGCTTTCGTGCAAAACTTAGGGTATGTGCCCCTTTTTTGGGCGGTACGGATACGAGATGGAGGCAATTTAAAGGAAGTGCCACAAAAAGCACAAGTCAACTCAACATGCATATTATCACCTGTGGTTACTCCTTTGGTCTACCCATTGCGGGTAGCTCAAAACGATCAAGGTCAGTTTCTGGGATGAGCCAATTCCCCCTGCGTCCGCTGCCTACACGACGTGCATTAAGGAAACGGCCTTGTTGGCACCAATGTTTGACGGTATCACGAGGGATGGATTTGCCCTCACGTTCAGATAGCCGCTTAGCGACTTCTTCTGTTGTCAGATCCAATGTAGTAACCTCCTTAGTTGATACGATAAGTATACCACGTGAGGGATACTTAGTCAAGGCGGTGACTTGATGGTTGCCATATCGGAGGCTGCCTCTGGCTTGGCTTTTTTCTTAGCACGACTACGAGCAGGCACAACCAGTCCGGGCGGTGTACAAGTTGGCGCGGCTAAAGTCGGTACACCATTCCCATGCGTGATCATCGCGTTTGTCTCTGGGATAGACATCATATTCGGAAACGGCAAACGTGCCTTTGTGGATGCTTTGTATCAGTGCAAAGCCCTAGGCCCGTCTAGCGATCCTGATGCGATTGTTGCTCTTGAAGGACAAATTAGCGATGCGTTGGGAGGTGATGAGGGACTAGCGCATGTGGATGTAACAGGAGGGCACATCCTCAATTGTAAAAGGCAATCCCCACTCCTGTACAACGATATTGACAAGGCAGGGACGCAATTTATGCACTTGGGTGGACTGTATAGAGTGCAAAATCAGAAAAGACCATAATAGCTAGATAGGAGGGAATAATCGATGGTATGGGCACCGGAAATTTCGGACATCAATCAGACATTCCAGATCGGTCCAGAGGTAGATCCAGGCACAGCAGTAGCAGCTTCAAAACGTGTTGATTGCTACAATTTCAAACCCGGCGTAAAAGTAGAGATGAAGAAAACGGCAGGGACAGGCCGTAAGTATGCCAGTGTTCAGCAGTTGAACGCGGAGTGGACAGAGTTCTCTGTTGATGGCAGTTTGGACTTTAATGGTATTTTGTACCTTGCAGCGGGCGCGTTGGGCAAAGTCACACCGACCGCTCATGGGTCTAGTGCCACTGCAAAGGATTGGGTACTTGATGCCTCGCTCAGCGGATCAAAACAACCACAAACCTACTCAGCAGAGCAAGGTGAAGCGGTTACCAGGGCACACAAATTTGCCTACATGCTTATCAGCAAGTTCGGCTACAAGCTGAGCAGAAAGACGGATGCATCTATATCAGGTGGAGGCATCGGCCAGAAGATTACCGATGGCATCACTCTAACCGGCTCTCCCACCGTTGTCCCTCTCGTTCCCATGACTGGCCAGGAATTCAATTTCTTCCTAGACACAACCTCTGCAGCATTGGGAACAACCAAACTCCTCAAGTCCCTCGCTGCTGAATTTAGCATGGATGGTATCTATGGCCCCGCATGGTATATAAACCGTGCCAATTCTAGCTTTTCTGCCCACGTTGACCTCAAACCTACTGCTATGCTCAAGTTCCAGGTGGCTGCCGATGCCGTGGGCATGGGATTGCTTGACACGATGCGAGCAGGATCTACACGGTTTGTGAGAGTCGAAGCAGTGGGCGACTTGATCGACAACAATCAGACCGTTACACTCGGTTCCCCATCGGCAGGCAATTTCACACTCACGTATAAGGGTCAAACCACAGGCAACATAGCATTTAATGCAGCGGCTGCTACTGTACAGACTGCCTTTACAGGTCTCTCAACAGTTGGTGTAGGCAATGCCACTGTTTCAGGCGGAGTAGGTGGGCCATACATCATCGCCCTTACAGGTACGCTTGCAACCGACCTCACTGCTATCACAGGCAACGGTGCAGGCCTCACTGGCGGAACCTTCGCTATCACACAAACTCAGATCTACAACACATTCTGGCATGATCTTGCCATCAAGATCGGTGAGCCTGGCGCGTGGTCAAATGCAGACGGGATCTACATGATTGAGTGGAATTGCGAGGTCTTTGAAGATGCAACGTGGGGACACGCACATCAAATGACCGTCACCAACACTTTAGCATCACTTTAGCATCACTTTAGGAGTTGTATGCCTTTATCGTATTCACAAGTACAAGCAGACGAAGGGAAAGTACCTGTACCTATGTATGGGGAAATCCTGAACATCGTCTACTACCCGTCAAAGATGACGGATGATATTCTACTCAAGTTTGCAGGTCTTGAGTCTGCAAGAACGCTCGCAGATGTAAAATCAGGACTTATCAACTTAAACGAGATGCTTGCAGACTTGATTAAGTCTTGGGATTTCTATGAAGATGACGAACAAAAGGTGATGTGGCCTTTAACTGCTGAAAGCATTGCACGACTTGACATGACATTCAAAATGAAATGTCTGTACGCGATTATAGGACACGTCCGCCCGGAAGCGGCAGGGGCAAACGTGCCCCCGAGTTAGGAGAATTAGAGCAGTATCTGGCGACTGACGGGCTCATGGGGGAATGTCCTGATTGGTATCCGCTCTTTGTGGCAGCAGATCGGCTTCATTGTCCACCATGGGAGTTAGCAAAGCAAAGCATTTTTTGGAGAGATAAGGCATTAATCGCGAACAGTGCTGAAAGTTACGCAAGAGCAGAAAAACAAAAACATCAGTGAGAGGAGGGTAGTAAGCGTGATTGTAGCCAGTCAGTTGGTTGGCAAGGTAGAAATAACCGGGGCCGATCAAGCTAAAACTGTCCTTCTTAACGTAGCTGATAGCTCAAAAAAAGCACAAGCAGACCTCAATCAGCTTCAAAAAGTGACACAAGATGTCGGCTCGATCCTCTCCAATAAGTTCACTGCTGAAATGAAGAATGCCCAGGGTGGATTGCAAAACCTTGCGAGACAAGCAGACGCTGCAGGACTTGATGTCTCAAAGCTTGCCTCCCTCCAAATGAAAGCCTCTGAGTCTGCTACAAAGCTCAGCTTTGCACAAGCACAGGCCGCTGCTACTCAGGAGAAAGCTACCCTCATCACCAATAGTGGCACGGCTAGCGTTGAACAAATCGCTCTTGCACAAGCCCGGGCTGCAGTCGCTGCTGAGAATGTGGCGAAAGCTGAGAACGCGGCGGGTATGGCATTCGAGAGAGTGAAGCTCGAGGCGGGCAATCTTTCCTCTGCCATGAACCAAAACACAGAGAAAGCAGGCCTCTTCTCTACTATTCTGGGCGGGCTAAAAGAAAAAGCTGAGTCTACTAGCACAAGCTTATTGTCTGGATTTAAGAGTGCGGCCGGTGGAATACTCGAGTTCGGAGCAAAGCTTGGACAGACGGCATTTGGTATCCAATTCCTCTGGCAATCTGTCCAAGGGTTAGGGCAAGCGCTTCTTGGCTCAAATGAGGATATGGAACAAACAACCGTAGCTTTTACTCAGTTGCTTGGTTCCTCACAAGCGGCTGGAGCCTACCTCAAACAATTGCAAGACTTTGCAGCCTCTACTCCTTTTGAATTCCCAGAACTGGCAAATGATGCTCAGCAAATGATGGCATTTGGCTTCTCAGCTCAGGATGTAATCCCGTTCCTAACCGATATTGGGGATGCAATGGGCGACATGGGCAAAGGAAAGGATGCGGTTGCTCAGATTGTGACTGTCTTTGGACAGATGCACGCGGCTGGCAAGCTGAACGCTCAGGACATGATGCAAATCACAAGTACGGGTGTTCCTGCATGGCGATTTCTTGCGGACGCTATGCATATTTCAGTTGCCGAAGTGCAAAAGATGACAACGGCGGGCCTTATTCCTGCGGATAAAGCCATATCGATGATCCGTGCAGGCATGCATGATGCGTTTGGTGGGGGAATGCAAGCGCAATCTAAGACGTTTGCAGGCATCCTCTCGACTATCCAAGATAATGCCATGGCAGGATGGAGAGCATTCACGGGTCCACTCTTTGAGCAGTCCAAGAGCAACATGGTAGAACTTGGCAAACTTGTATCATCAAAAGCATTCCAGGATTTTGCCAAGGATATGGGCGAAAAGGTTGGTGGTGCTCTAGCCGCTGTAAGCCAATTCATACGCGGAACGGTTATACCAGCATTTCAAGGCTTATGGGGCTTT